ACGAACCAGTTCGTTGGAGATATCTACATCAAGCCTGCGAGAAGCATCAACTTCATCCAGCTTAACTTCATTGCTGTGCCTACTGGCGTTCAGTTCTCTGAAGTTGTTGGTAAGTTTTAATAAATAAAGTTAAACAGGAGCAAGTAGATGCCTTTTAATATCGCAGCATTTAAGACAAACGGTCTGGTATACGGTGGTGCCAGACCATCCCTCTTCAATATCTTCCTCTCGGTGCCGATCGGAATCGGCATCGATAACGTCTCGGTCGACAAGTTCCGCTTCGTTGCGAGAGCTGCTCAGTTGCCTGAAATGGTCGTATCGCCTATTGAAGTTCCTTACTTTGGTCGTAAGATTAAAGTGGCTGGCGAACGTGCTTTCCAAAACTGGTCAGTTACTGTAATGAACGACGAAGACTTTGCGGTTCGTTCAATGTTTGAGTTGTGGTCAAATGCTATCAATCGTTTGGTGTCAAACGTTCGTAATCCGACGCTTGCTGCTGAACAGTATAAAGCTGACCTTGAAATCGTTCAGTATTCTGTTGACGGTTCAACTCTTCGTTCATACCAGCTTATCGGTGCGTTCCCTGTTAACGTCAGCGGTATTGGTATGGATTGGAATAATGCCAACCAGTTCGAAGAGTTCTCTGTAGAATTCGCTTACGATTACTGGGTACCTGGTATCGAAACTTCGGATAAGAAAGCTGGCGGCCTGAATCCATACGCGCCTGAAGCTTACGCTGACGGCCCGAACGGCCCGTCGTAAGAGATATAAGTATAGATATAACATGAAGGGAGGAGTACTTCTCCTCCCACTTTGGAGAATTAAATGGCAGAATTATTCGGTTTCGAATTCAAACGCAAAGACCAAAAACCTGAGCTCCCGTCTTTTACTCCACCGAGTAATACAGATGATGGAGCTGTTGTCGTTACTGCTGGTGGTGCATATGGTACATATGTTGACCTCGACGGCACAGTAAGATCAGAAGCCGAATTAGTAACTAAGTATCGCGAGATGTCTCTTCAGCCAGAGTGCGACTCTGCTATCGATGAGATCGTCAACGAATCTATCGCAATCGACGAAGAGCATCCTATCATGATTAACCTCGACGACCTCAAGGTCAGCGAGGCAGTCAAAAAAGTTATTCGCGACGAGTTTAATAAGTGTTGTCAGTTGTTGGAGTTTAATAAGTTTGCTTATGAAATTTATAGAAGATGGTATATCGACGGTCGTCTCTACTATCACGTCGTTATTGACGAAAAAGATCCTAAGGCCGGCATCAAAGAACTTCGCTACATCGATCCAAGAAAAATCAGAAAAGTTCGTGAAGTCCAGAAACAGAAGATCGCACCAAACAACCCAGGTGATGCGACTGTTACAAGGACGATCAACGAATACTACATATTCAACGACAAGGGGTTTAACTTCGGCAACAAGGCGGTTGGCCCTTCGACCACGGGCCTTAAGATCGCCAAGGACTCTGTCGTCCACGTCGTCTCGGGTCTTACGGACAACCAAGGCACGATGGTCCTGTCGTACCTTCACAAAGGCATTAAGCCGCTTAACCAATTACGTACTCTCGAAGACGCGTTAGTCATCTATCGCTTAGCGAGAGCGCCTGAGCGTCGCATATGGTATATCGACGTCGGCAACCTTCCCAAGATGAAAGCTGAGCAATATGTTCGCGACATCATGGTGAAGCATAAGAATAGACTTATCTACGACGCTTCGAGCGGCGAGATAAGGGATGACCGCAAATTTATGACGATGCTTGAAGACTATTGGCTTCCTCGTCGTGAAGGTGGTAGAGGTACGGAGGTTACTACCCTACCCGGCGGTCAGACTCTTGGTCAGCTGGATGACGTACTGTACTTCCAGAAGAAATTCTTACAGACACTAAACGTTCCTGTTAGCCGTCTTAATACAGACTCTCCATTTAATCTTGGTAGAGCTACAGAGATTACAAGAGACGAGTTGAAGTTTGACAAGTTCGTAACAAGACTTCGCATTCGCTTTGCTATGTTGTTCTCTCAGCTATTGCAGAAGCAGCTTATATTAAAGGGTATCACTACTCTTGATGACTGGGCTGAGATGTCTAACAACATCAGATTCCAGTTTGCTACGGATAACTACTTCTCAGAGTTAAAGAACACCGAGATGACTACTGCTCGCTTGGCTGCTATGGGTCAGGCTGAAGCTGCTCTCGGTAAGTACTACTCATATAATTGGGCTCGTAAAAATATCCTTCAGCAGACTGATGAGGATATCATCGAAGAAGATAAGCTCATCAAGCAAGAGCAGGCTACACAGGATCCACGCTGGATCAATGTTATTCTGCAACAGGGCATTAGTCAACTCGAGCAGAATGAGCTTACTAAAGAACAACTTAACCAGCAGAACATTGCTATGCAACAGCAGAATGATGCTGCTGCAGATCCTGAGCAACAGGCACAACAGCAGGCAGCTCAAGAGCAACAAGATCAGTTGCAACAAGCGCAGCAAGCAGTACAACAATTAAAGAGCAATCCTAATCGCTCTATTGCTGATGAGGCAAAGCTTAAGCAGGCTATGCAGTTTATCAATTCAGTAAAGTCACAACAAGGATAAGTTATTATGGATAAATATGGCATTGAAGATTTAGTAACAGCTACTGTTGATCAGAAGCCAATGGACTTCGAAGCGGCATTTAATGATATCGTCATTGACCGTATCAGAACTGCTATAGAGACTAAGAAGATGGAAGTCGCCACGGCTCTATATCAAGACGCTTACGACGTTCAGACAAACGAAACAGAGGAACCCGAGTATGGTGAAGACGCTTAGAGACATCGCTCCCAAGAAGCAAGTTCTTGGTGACGTAGACGGAAAGCTTAAGGGCGTTAAGTCCAGCAAGACTGCACCGATGAACCTCGATGCTTGGGAGAAGATGCCCGACAGTCGTGACTTCATTGCAAAGCACGAGGTTGAGACTCATGCTGACCGCGTCGGTAACGGCGACGATGTCTATAAAGGCAAGACTAAAGAAGCCAAGTACATGCGTCCTTCGAATGAGAGACTTAAGAATGATCCATATGACAAGAACATGGGCGTATATGAAGCCAAAGAAGATGATGAAGACGATGAAGAAGACGGCGAAGGCGCCGGCGATAATGAGAATGAAGACGAAGACCTCGACGAAGCTTCATGTAATCACACTTCAGAAGGTGTAATGTGCGAAGTACATGGCATGAAAGAATGCAACATGGAGAGCTGTGACGATAAGCCTATGGCTGGTCGTAACTTAAAGAATAAAGACGGTAAGCAACTTCTTCTTGACAAAAGCAAAAAGAAGATGACAGAAGCAAATATGTTTGTTAAAACTAAATCTGTATTTGATAAAGTTAAAGATAAAGTAAACTCTCCGGCAGATCCAAAATCGCATACTCCATCAGAAATTAATGAGTTTTCAAAAGACACTCTCGAAAGATATCGCATTAAAGCTGCAGATCAAAAAGATCGCGCTACAAAAAACATGGGAAAGATAGAACAACGTGCTATGGCATTAATGAGACAAGATTCTGACGGTGATGATTATAAAAAAGCATGGAAGACGTTAAAGAAAAGAAGTGCTGGTATTGAAGCAGCTACTAAACGTATTGACAAAATGCAAGAGTCGTTTGCTGTATATAGAAAAGGTGGTTCAGTTGGAGAACTCTCCGGACAGAAAGATTATCATCCGACTCATGGAAAGTTAATAAAGACTTTTGACGATAAAGATGAAGCTACTTCTCATGCTAAGAGTATGAATAAGACGCTTTCACCTGGCGAAAAAAAGTATTATCGTATTAATTATCATGTTAAGCCACTTAATGAAGATAACCTTGATGAACTTACTGGTATTCATAATAACGATGCCATGAAAAACTATGTTAAATCAGCTTCTAGAAGAAACACTGTAGACGCATATCAAACTGGTAAAAATATGTCTGGCAATTCGCCGTCAAATACCCAAAAACAAATTGGAAAACAAGTTAAGCGTCAAGGATATATAGACAAAGTTGTGAATAGCATGGAAGAAGTTGGACAAGTCGATGAAGCGTGGGAAGTAAAGCACGCAGACGGTTCGGTTCAAAATTTTAATAACCAGAGGGATGCATACAGAGCGCACCAGCGTTCTTCTGGTTCAACGCTAGGTGCGACGCATGGCGCTATGGGCCAAAAAGCTGCTTCTGCTCTTGGTTGGGATGAATATACCAAAGGTAGAAGCGAGTTCAAAGGCCCTCTCAGAGATGAGCCGAAGAAGACAAGAAGAGAAGAGACTGTCAACGAAGGCAAAGATAGCTTGTATCATGTTTCATGGGGCACTGGTGTAGAACATCAGGTAACTGCTAAGCATTACGATGATGCAGTTTCAAAAGCTAAAGATGCTATCATGAAAAAAACGCCCAAGCTAAAAGATAAAAAGTATTCGGATACGTTTAGTAAGAGTCCTGCTGTTCATAATATTTCTAAAGAAAAAGAAGCTATGAAGTGGCAGAAGCATATGATTGGCGAAGTAGTAAACATGAAAGATACTGGCGAAGTTGTTCATGACTTCGTTCATTCAAAGAATCCTAAGTTTGCTGGCAAGTCAAAGGCAGAGCGTATTAGAATGGCGCTCGGCGCTTCCTATGCTGCTAAGAAAACTAAAAAAGAAGACAGCGGCGATAGCCCGGCGACCAATAACGACTATGCAGGACCAGGTGCTGCTGGTTGGACAACTGGCAGAATGCCAACGGGGACACTATAATGAAGATTATCAAGCTATTAAGTTCAGAAGTATCTTTATCATCTGCTAACAATGTAGCATCAGCTTCTTTGGTAAGAGTGGTAAATCCTACAGCTTCGCCAGTAGTTGCTACACTTGCTTCAAATACTGTAGCATATGCTAATGTTACCGTTCTTGGTGTTTCAGAAGAATTTATAGTTAAAAGCCCAGCGGATACCATTCAAGGTACCGGTTTGTTGGGCGTACACGTAGCATATAGGTCATAAGATGAAGCTTATCGCAGAATCAATCGAAGATGTAGAGTACATCACTGAGGCCAGAGAAGATGGCAATAAGGATTGTTATATCCGAGGCATCTTCATGCAGGGCAATATTAAGAACCGCAACGGCCGTATGTATCCTGTAGATGTTCTTGAAAAAGAAGTTGGCAGATATGTCAATGAAGTCGTAAAGCAGAAGAGAGCATATGGTGAACTCGGTCATCCTGCTGGTCCTTCGATTAATTTAGATCGCGTATCTCATCTTATTATTGAGCTTAAGAAAGACGGTTCTAAACCCGACTTTATTGGTAAGGCAAAGATCACCGATACACCTATGGGTAAGATTGCCAGGGGCCTCCTTGAAGCTGGCTCAAATCTTGGCGTCTCATGTCGCGGTATGGGTTCTTTAAAGCCAGGTAAAGATGGCGCCATGGAAGTTCAGGGCGATTATCGTATCGCCACAGCAGCGGATATCGTTGCAGATCCATCAGCCCCTAATGCCTTTGTTGAGGGCATCATGGAAGGTGTTGAGTGGATCTATGATCCTGTAAAGGGAACTTGGCAGGAAGAGAAGCTTCACGAAATGAAGAAGCACATTCATACTATCTCTAAAGCAGAGCTTGAAGAGACTAGATTAGCCATGTTTGAGGAATATATGGCCTCATTGGCAATAAAGAATAAATATTTATAAATATAACTAAATTTCACTTATAGGAGACTATTTCGATGGCTAACCTAGAATACCAGAACGGCGCAGAGGAACTCGACCTCGAGGAAGCAAAAAAGATGAAAAAGTGTGAAGAGGGAGAGATGGAAGAAGGCTTCCCAAATCCTCGCGGCGATCATGCTATGCCACTCGATAAAAAAGCTGTCTCTAAAATGAAGTCTGCTGCCAAGATGGAAGCATACGAAGACGGTGAAAAAGAAGAAGACGGCAAGAAAATGAAAAAGAAGAAAATGGCCGAAGAGACTTTGGCTGCAACCACTATTCGCACGCATAAAACTGCTGATGCTCCTATGGACGATTCAAAAGCTTTATCTTCATCGAAGATCGGCATGATGACTTCAATGATGGGCATGATGTCAACTATGCACAAAGACGACATGACTTCGTTCTTTGATAAAGTTCAAGATCTTTTCCATAAAGGTAAAGACTGGGGCGTTGGTAACGAAGAAGGTCATAACAAAGATTCTATCTCGACGACTCTTGGTAAAGGTCCTATGACTAAAGACCCAATGCCAAAGCTCGATTCAAAGAATCATTGGCTCGAAGACGTTCAGGCTATCTTCCAGGGTGAAGATCTTACTGAAGAGTTCAGAGACAACGTTGCTACTATCTTTGGCGCTGCTGTTGAAGCTCGCGTCATTGCAGAATCAGTTCGCTTAGAAGAAGCTTATGAAGCTAAGTTGAACGAAGAACTTGCTATCTTCAATGAGGAAGTAACCTCGAAACTCGACACCTATCTCGACTACGTCGTTGAGCAATGGATGAAAGAGAATGAAGTAGCTATCGAATCGACTCTACGTAACGAGCTCGCTGAAGAGTTCGTCGAAGGGTTGAAGAGCCTGTTCGCTGAGCATTACATCAATGTTCCGGAGAATAAGGTCGACGTTCTCGAAGCGATGGCAGATAAGGTTGCTGCGCTTGAAGAGAAAATGGATGAAGTAATATCTGAAAACGTAGAGCTGAAGAATTTCGCTCTCGAGGTTCAGAAAGAAGAGATCTTCGAAGAAGTCGCTTCGGACCTTGCGTTGACACAGAGAGAAAAGTTCGGCGCTCTTGCTGAAGGCATCGATTTCGACGGTGACCTTGAGACCTATGGCAAGAAGCTCATGATCGTTAAAGAGAACTACTTCAGAGGCGAAACTTCGACACGTTCTTCGAACATCGAAGAAGAGACTTTCGAGGGTGATGTCGCTGAGACTAAAGGTGTTGACCCACGCGTCAATGCATATGCTTCAGTGCTCTCAAGAACCCTCAAGAAGTAATAGTATATAAATAAAAAATATCCTAGCTGAGAAAGGAAGTTAAATGTATCTTTCAGAAGAACTCCAGAGCAAGTGGGCTCCGGTCCTCGACCACGATTCGCTCGGTCAAATTCGCGACCAGCATCGTCGTTCGGTCACTGCTACCCTCCTTGAGAACACTGAGCGTGCTCTCATGGAAGACGGCCGTGGCTACGGTAATCTTTCAGAGACTACGTCTCTTATTCCTGCCAACCTCATGGGCGCTTCTTCGTCCACGACTGGTACTGGCGGTATCGACACTTTCGACCCGGTTCTGATTTCGCTCGTTCGTCGTGCGATGCCTAACCTGATCGCTTATGACATCTGCGGCGTTCAGCCAATGACTGGTCCTACTGGCCTTATCTTCGCTATGCGTTCGCGCTATGCGAATACGACTACCTACAACAACACGGGCGCTGAGACTTTCTACAACGAAGTCAACACTGCGTTCTCTACTGTTGTTTCTGGTGCTAACACGTTCGGTCAGAAGTTCACGGGTCAGTTCCCTGGTGATACTGCTACTTCACCTCTGACGACTGTTAACAACTATAATACTGGTTTCGGTATGTCAACGTTCCAAGCGGAAGCTTTGGGCACGGATGGCAACACTGCGTTCCCGCAGATGGCGTTCTCGATCGAGAAAGTTACCGTTGCTGCTAACACTCGCGCTCTTAAAGCCGAGTACACGATGGAACTTGCTCAGGATCTTAAAGCCATTCACGGCCTTGACGCTGAGACTGAGTTGGCTAACATTCTTTCGGCTGAAATCCTTGCGGAAATCAACCGTGAAGTTGTTCGTACCATCAACATCACTGCTGTTCCTGGTGCTCAGGACAACACTACGACTCCTGGCGTCTTCGATCTTGACACCGACTCTAACGGTCGTTGGTCAGTTGAGAAGTTCAAGGGCCTTATGTTCCAGCTCGAGCGCGAAGCTAACCAAATTGCTAAGCAGACTCGTCGCGGT